AAGTTACTGTGTTTGCTGGTGAATCTGGCGCAGGTAAGTCATTTATCTGTTCAGGTAATCTAGTGCGTAATGCACAAGCACAGGGCATTTATGTAATCTTAATCGATACAGAAAATGCGCTAGACGAAACATGGCTACATGCACTTGGTGTAGACACCGGTGAAGACAAACTTCTTAAACTCAACATGGCTATGATCGATGATGTGGCTAAAACTATTCACGAGTTTATGAAAGAGTACAAAGAAATGGCAGAACGTCCTAAGGTCCTATTTGTCATAGACTCATTGGGTATGTTGCTTACCCCTACCGACATTAATCAGTTCCAAGCTGGTGACATGAAGGGGGATATGGGCCGTAAGCCAAAAGCATTAACCTCATTAGTTCGTAACTGTGTTAATATGTTTGGTAGTTATAACGTGGGTATGGTTTGTACAAATCACACTTATGCGTCACAGGACATGTTTGATCCAGACGATAAGATTAGTGGTGGACAAGGATTTGTTTACGCTTCTAGTATTGTTGTTGCTATGAAAAAACTCAAACTCAAAGAGGATGAGGATGGCAATAAGGTAACAGACGTTATGGGTATTCGTGCAAGTTGTAAGATCATGAAGACTCGTTATAGCAAGCCTTTTGAAACTGTACAAATTAAAATTCCATATGAAACAGGTATGAATCCTTATTCAGGAATGGTTGACATGTGCGAAAAAGCCGGCTTGTTGAAACAAGAAGGTAATAGACTCAAGTGGGTTGATCCAGAGACTGGTGAGGAATTCAAATTCTACCGAAAAGAGTGGAAAGATGATAAATTAGATATGATAATGAATAAATTTCATATCAAAACTACAACAACTACCATTCCTGAGGAGACAGAAGAAAATGTTGAATGAAACACAAATTGGTGATGTTTGGCTTACGTTTATCGAGTATCTTGATAAGAAGCAATTAGAAACTGTAGCAGAGCGTTATGTCGATTTGCTTGCAGACTTTGGTGCATCTGATCGTGTGCTACAAGCGGCAACTGGAGTTGATGAAATCTTAGATCAAGCAATTGCGTACTACCTTAATGATGATGAAGCAGAATCAGAAGATGATGATGAAGACTACAAAGAGTTGGAATAATTAATGTGGTATACTAAAATAGCCAAGGATATTAGTCACATTCCTGACGCAGTTTTATATTACCAATCAGAGTTAGACGAGGCCCGTAAAGAGGTCCGTCTAACTGGTAATTTAGAAAAAGCATCAGCGAGTATGCCTGGGGTAGTTGAACAACGATTTAGTCAGCTACAAGAAATCGAAGCCATTTTAGAATATCTTAACATTGAATTGCGCCGTTTAAAAAGCCAATTTTTCCGCAAATACTTAGAAAACTATCAACGTGCTCTGAGCAGTCGAGACTGTGAAAAATTTGTTGAAGGTGAGGCAGATGTCATTGACTTTGAAAAGATTATCAACGAGTTTGCTTTACTTCGCAACAAGTGGTTGGGCATTACAAAGGCACTGGATCAGAAGCAGTGGCAAATCACTAACATTGTGAAACTTCGGGTTGCTGGTATGGAAGACGCATCGTTATAATCAATTCGCCCAAAAGGGCTTCAATAGGCCTTAAATAAAATGAGGCCTATTTTTTTCACTAAAAAGGTTTACATTTAATTTAGATTAGTGTATACTAACATATATGACAACAATTGACAACTTACTATTAAAGATTATAAATCATCAGGGCCCTGGTATAGAAACATTGTTGGCTCCGAAAGATGCTTCTACATTACGAAGCCTGGCGCAACAAGCCGCTGGAGCAGTTTTCATTACAGAAAATCAAAGTAACTTACTATTAAAAATATTGCAATCCAACAAGAAAAAATTAAGCAATATTGATGATACACTGGCAAGCACACTAGCAGATCCCACATGGTCAAGACCGTTTAGACAAGTCGAACAGATAAAGAAACTATATATTGCCAAGGTATCTGAAGATCCTGAAATTTGTATAGAATTTACATATTCAGCAAACATAAGAAAACTACTTCAACAAAGTAGTAAGCACATTGAAAATCTGCATAGTGGTGATTTAGGGAAAAAATGGTACGCTGACCTAACTGAAAAAAATATAGTTAGCCTAGTTGAATTACTGACTCCGTTTGATTTTGATATTACTAAAGATATTACAAGTTACTATACTATTATAAAATCATGGGATGAATCTAGTATTAGATCCCAATTCTTAATTAGTAATATTGAAAATAATAATTTTCAAAAACACATCACCGCTGACCTCGGTATTGATACTCCAGTAACACAACATATTATTCACGACCGGAGTATACGATATCAATACTTTGTAGATACTGCTAAGAATCCAGGTGAAAACTTAACTGAATATATTGCCAATAGATCAACCAATAGACTTTGGATTAATAAAAAAGAACATACCTTAGATGCTGTAATCCAATCAATAACTGATTTAAAACGTCACCCGATGTTAGTTGTATTCCAATCCGAGAATGAAGCAGTGTCTACACAACAATTGGAAATGTTAGTAAACTCATTGGAAAAGTGCGGAATAATCAGTGATATAGGTGTTTACTTTAGATTCGATAATACACCAGCTGGAACTGTTTTTAATAAAATAATTGCCGATCGCCAACTGAATGCAAAACTAGATCAACATACAAAAGTTGCTTGTATACTAGGTAGTAAACTTCCCAAGTTCTTTTTAAAAAATGCGTGGCGGCCAATGAGCGTTCTGGGATTAAACACCAAATTAGGCCTACGTCACGGCAAAACGAGTGTATACTCTAAGAGTTGCGATTTAGTATTAGACTACTGTGACGAACCTGCACTACTCGAACATAAGATAAATGTAAAATGTCCGTAAAACTGATAATACGAGATGAAGTTAATATAAAACTTGAAAACTTACCACTTGAAGCTCGTAAGAAGTTAGCCAACGCTTTCAAATATGAAATACCGTATGCGCGATATCATCCAGCCTTTAAACTCGGGCGTTGGGACGGCATGGTCAGTTTGTTTGGTCTTGGCGGCAACGGTTATTTGAGTCAGCTAGAGACTATCTTAGAGATTTTATCTAAGTTGGGCATTGAAGTTGAAGATGTTGAAGACTTGCGCACTACTAGTGCAATTTCATTTACTCCTGTGTCTGAAACATACTGGGCTGATCAAGGAAAAGTTTGGCCCAAAGGTCATCAGCAAGCCGGCCAGCCTATCATGTTGCGTGACTATCAAGTTGATGCTGTTAATAAATTTCTTGAAAATACACAATCATTACAAGAGATTGCTACAGGCGCAGGCAAAACTATTACCACAGCTACACTAAGTCAACTAGCTGAAAAATACGGACGAACAATTACTATTGTTCCTAACAAAAGTCTTGTAGAACAAACAGAAGAAGACTTTATTGCTGTTGGTCTTGATGTTGGCGTGTACTACGGAGATCGTAAAGATTTACGCAAGACACATACAATTTGTACTTGGCAAAGTCTTAATATTTTAGACAAGAAAAGTAAAAATCACGAGCATGATATATTAACGCTGGCAGAATTTCTTGATGGAGTTAAATGTGTTATCGTAGACGAAGTTCATATGGCCAAGGCCGAAGTATTGAAGAATTTGCTAACACAGAATCTGGCAAATGCTCCAATCCGTTGGGGACTAACCGGAACTGTTCCTAAAGAAAAATTCGAAAGCGAACAAATATTTGCCAGCCTCGGACCAGTAGTAGGCGGTATCAAAGCACATGAGTTACAAGACATTGGGGTGTTATCTACATGCCATGTTAACGTTGTGCAACTGATAGATTTGCCGGAATTTAGCAGTTATTCAGACGAATTAAAATATCTTGTTACTGATGACGACCGAATGATTTATATCAGTAAGCTAATTAAAAAAATATCAGAAGCAGGCAATACACTAGTTCTAGTTAATAGAATTGACTCAGGCAAATTTATTATTAATGAAATCGAAGATGCTGTTTTTGTCTCAGGTGAGGTAAAAACTAAGGATCGTAAAGAAGAATATGATGAAATTAAAACAAGCACTAACAAGATTATTGTGGCGACTTACGGTGTGGCCGCTGTTGGCATTAATATCCCAAGGATTTTTAATCTGGTT